TTTAGAGATGCTGCCTTCTTTAGCCGCCCAATCAATCATGCGTTGGTATTCCTCTGCCCCACCTAATGCCTTCTTGATCTTGTTAGTTTCAGCGATACTAAGAGCTTGGGCCTCTTCGGTTTTAGCTGAAGCGCCACTGAGGTAAGCATCAACCATGGCGCGGGTAAAGCCAACGCTCTCTAGCTGGCCAAACATTTCATCGCTAAGGGTTCCGTTCTCTTGATAGAACTGATCCATCCCCAAGAAATCAACGTCGTTGTCTTGGAAGATCTGGGTAACAGCTGGGCCATACGCTTCAAGTAAAGCGCTTTGCCTATCAGCACTGTCGTCTTCACCCTGTTCTTCTTGAGCTTCAGGCTCAGCCTCTTCAGTTTCTTGCTCTTGAGGTTGGCGGCTAGTTTGTAGCTTTTGCAGTTCCTTGTAGCCGCGCTCTAATTCCTCAACAGATTTGTACTTGCCAGCAAAAAGCTGAGGTGCCTCCTCAAGGCTGTCGCCCATTCGGGCATCCTCTTCTTCCAAGTAAGCAATGTTCTCATCAGAGAACGCAGGCATTTCTGTTTGGCGTAAGACAACAGGCTCAGTCATGGTTAATTAATAGTGATGTGTTGTGGGTTGTCTTGAGTAACAATAGGCCGGGCACTAGGCTTTTCCCTAGTAATAAAAGGTGGTGGTGTATCTATTGTGATTATATTTTTAGACGGGGCTGGGCTCACCTGCGTCAGTTCCAAGGGGCTGCTCAGGGAGGGCGGCTGGTTCAGCACCGGGGCCGCCTCCGGAAGAGGGCATTCCGGTTGGGTTTCCTTGTTCATCAAATTGCGGACCATAGGGAGCACCGGGTTGGGTGAAGTTTTTAGCTAGTTGGCCAAGGGCAGGGGACGCTAAGCCCTGCTTAGTCATTTCCATTTGCTGCATCTGTTGCTGTTGTTCTGCAGCCGCTTGAGCTGCAGCATCTAAGTCTTCCTTAGTCTTCACTAGATCAGTTGTGTCTATCGACACACTGTTAGCTAGACGGCGCAAGGCTTCGTCAATATTAATATACCGCTCTAATACTTCTGGGCCTAACACTTGGCTAGCTGTAGTAATAAATTCAATCAGCTTGTTGCGATCATCACCGCGACCAATAGCCTCAAGGCCAGTAACAGCCTTAGCAGTAATGGGATCTTTACCGCCAGATGTTTTAGGCAGGCTTGGGATCTTGCCTTGCTTCTTAAGAACAAACATAAGACGCCGCACCATAGGTAGCTGCAACTCTTGGGTAAGGATGGAGTAAAGGCCACCAATGCCAGCCTCCAACTCTTGACTCATAAACCTAATCTCTTCTGCTGTTACCCTTTCGCCTGGTCGTTGGATGGCAGTGTTTAACAGGAAAGCAAACTGCAACCTGTTCTCAATGCGATCAATCACACTGTTAGCAATGCTTAGATCCTGTGCCTTCTGGCTTTGAATAACAGTTACATCTGCTGCATTGCCTTGAATGATTGCACCGTTCATAGCGTTAGCTATGGTGCGCGGCCTTGTTGTGCCGTTGGGATTAACAAGGAACAAGATCTTAGCTGCAGCAGCAGAAGCTTCCAGCACTGCTTGGTATAAAGCCTCAAGGGCTAGCAGGTCACCGTAGTATTCCTCGATGTAACTGCGGCCATACTCCTCGCCATCTACACGGTTAAACCGTAGTGGTATCCAAGGAGATACATCCTTCTTGCTCATGCCATGGCTGTTAGGTATCTCCTTGCCCTTTACTTCTTGATACCAATGAACCTCATCCCCCTCGTTGTGGATGATGGTGTACATCTTGACGGTCTTCTCGGTGTACATACCGTTATCGCCGTCTTCATATTCATTGCCGTACTCAGTTAGAAAATCTTCAGGCAATGCGCCTGGATAAATCTCCTCTTCAACAATGATGTGTTCAATGTGACCCATTGGATCACGACACAAGGCATAGCTGTTGAGGTGGTACACACGGAAGCCATCCTCTGCCACATAAAGCAGAGCGTTACCACCTACTAGCAAATGCTTAAAGGCTTCGTGCATGGCAGCCCGACCGCCGTTCACCTCCATCGCTTGCATTACTGTGTTCTCTACAGCAACCAGCGCCCGTTCAAATTCAGACTTGGCCATTGCTTCAACTTCACCAGGCGCTGACTTCAATACCGCGTTATCTACGGTCAGCTTGAAGAAGCTTTGGTTAGGTGGGAAGAGAGTGATCAATAACTTACTGGCCAAGTAGTTAACGCCTCTTGCCCCCAACGATTGGTAAGGGGTGCGGAGAGAACCGCGATCTTTGTCCCCGTCGTCAGGTATCAGAGTCGGGATAGTGACACGGCTGCAATCCCTAGCCCTTTGTAGGTAGGCGTCTCTGTACCTTGAGAGGGACTGGTATCGGGCAGCCCCATTTAGCCCAGCGTCATCATCATCTGAGAACAAGCCCGATTGACGATCTACCTTGCCTGTTATTAATGCCTCCATCAGACGCTAGGAATAGAGAGGCCGCCAGCGCCGCCAGCTAAATCCTTCCGTAGTTTCTTGCGCCCTACGCCTGCTCTCATTGCTGCTGCTGGGGCTGCGCCGCCGCTTGTTTCTAACGCAGACCCTGCAACATCAGCAGATTTAGCTGGGCCGGGTGGAGGTGGTGCCATAGCTATAGCTCTTTGCTCATCGTATTGAGCTTGCTGCCTTGCCATCTGTTGCTGTGATTCTTGCCTCATTTGATTTTGCTGGTTGATCTCGTTAATTTCCCTGGCATAATCAGCCGCTTTTTTCTTTGGAGCCTTAGCGCCGCCTCCCATGCACATGATCTAAGCCTCTAGGTTGTCTTGCTGCTCACAATAGACGCTGCTTAAGACCTTAACAACATGGGCGCAGCCAGCTTGGAACCAGATAGTTCTATCTTCGTCATCCAAGTCCGGGCATTTGTCAGGAAACAATTGATCCAGCATTGTTATCAATGGCTTATCAATTGTGGGCCACGTCTCGTCCGGGTATTGGTCGTTCATTGGTGCAGCGCCATCGGTTCCCATAACTTTACAGTGCTTGTTGCGTAGTCGTAATCACTATTGCGAAGTATGCGTGACAACCTGGCATTAAGCAAAGCGTCATTGAATGTTAACCCAGCTTTCTTGTAAGCAGCGCAAACTAACGCCCACATTTCAGGCAATGTAGCGGCCCCTTCTAAAATTTTTGCAGCAGTTTTTGGACCGCAACCTTTTATACCTGGGTAGTTGTCAGCTGTGTCACCAGTTAAAGCTTGCAACATCCAAAAGGTATCAGCTTCTATTGGGGTGATGGTAAGCAGCGTGTCGTCTACTAATAATTTGCCGGGTATAGTACGCATGTCTTTATCAATAGCCACAATGATAGGGTCTTCGTATTCGTTGTTAGTTGCTAGCAACCCAAGTACATCATCGCCTTCCAGCGTCGGCATGATTCTTGATTCGTAGTTGTCACTGCACCATGAGCGCGTTGCCTTAAGAGCTAAAGGCTTGCGCTTACCTATGCGAGTAGCTTTGTACTCTGGGTATAGCTGCCCCCTAAAGCTGGGGTAATCGCTGAAGCACATAACAACCTTGTCATGCAAGGTAAATCTTTTCCACTCAGCAATCTTGTTTGTCACGTAAGCCCTAACTGCAGATGGCTCTGAGTGCAGGGTGTGAATGTATTCATCCCACTTAATCTCAGTCTCAGCTGCACAGCAGCCTACATAAATTAACCAGTCAGCATCAATTAGTAGTGTCATTGGGTGGGTTGTAAGTAAGAGTGCCGTTAAAAATAAAAGAGGTTCTTAGTCGTCCAACGTCGCGAGTGTGCGACACAGCTCCAGTAGGTATTGCCACCTCTGCTGTGTACCAGCGATGATTGCAACTAGGACAGAGCCTCCTCCTAATAACAATGTCAAGCAGATCGTCAGAACGAGTACGAGGGATGAGAGTTTTTGTGTGTCCACAGTTAGGGCATTGCATTAGAAGTAACTTGATAACGGTTTGACTAGCCTACCTTTCACGCTGTCGTAGAGGATCTTGTCGCACAACCCAGTCTCTCCGCTAAACCTATTCTTTAATACTCTTAGTTGTAACTCATTGCGTTCGTGTGCTTCCCCTTGCTGGTTGCGTTCAGCACCAATCACCATGTCACTTAGTTGGGCTATAGCGTGGCTTCCTCTCAAGGCGCTCAATGTAGTAGGCGCTCCTTCTTCATGGCCCCTTCCTTCAGGTCGTTTCAAATGCGACACAAGAATAATGCCTACACCTGACTGCTCAACCACTTGCCGTAACTTGGTGCATGTCACATCAATGGCCCGGCGTTCATCTATATCAGCTAAACCACTAACCAATATGGTTAAGTGATCAAGGATAACTACATCGCAACCTTCACCATCTGCCATGTATTTAATCTTGTTGATTAAATGGTCAGGCTCCATGCTGCCAAAGTGATCATACAAATAGCAGCGGCCACTCGCTAACAAAAAATCAAACGCAACTCTTATCTCTTCTTCACTAGCTAAGTTCTGATCTAAATGTATTGGCTTATTTAATTGTATGCCAATCAAGCCTTGCATAGTGCGCTTGATGCTTTCCTCTAAAGCTATGTACCCAACCTTCATGCCATTCATTAGAAAGTGGTGAGCCCATTCCCTGCAAATGCTGGACTTACCTATGCCACTGCCAGCGCATATAGTTACCATCTCACCCTTCCTAAACCCACGAGTCATGGCATCTAACGCAGGCCATGGGTAAGTACACACCGCCCCTGCCTGTGGTTTGATCAGCTCATCCCATAGCTCAGAAGCATTAACTATTCCATCAGGCCGAGAAGGTGTAGCCTTCCATAGCAGATCTCTAAGTACATCCCCTTCGTTGTTAAGCAACATCTCGTTTGCATCCTTGCGGGGCAACCGACAGATCGCAGCCTTACCCAATGGCAAAATTGTCAGGGCATCAGTCGCTGCTTTTTCTCCTGGTTCGTCGCTGTCAAAGCAAAGGACGATCCGTTCAAACTGACTAAGCCATTTGGTATTAGCAGCTAAATATTTTTTGGCTGATTGCGCACCATTAGGTAGGGATACG